GGTAAATGTTCTATAGCTAATTAAACCTAACAACTATGGTTTCCCCTACAACACCAATATCGTATACGTTATTACCAGATTTTTTCCACCCATTTTCAAGTTTCACCTCTTTGTCATATAGTCTGTAATTTCTGGAGAACACATTTCTTTGCATTAACACCTCTGACCACATCCAATTATTGTTAATAATGCGTGGTATTAACTCTCTCATTAAAGGATGCTTTATTACTATGTTTTCATTTATTGATGCATACGGTTCTGTGCCAATGAATTTTATATTTTTCTTGTCTCTTCCAAATCCAAGATAATCTATGTCTTGAGATATTCTATTTACAATGCTTTCCTCAAGCTGAAACTGTGCATTTATGGCATTGTAAGCACCATAAGAAAATATTGTTGATATTAAAAGAATAAAAGAAAAATATATTCTTGATATTAACTGCTTATCTTCAAAAGCATAGAATACGCATAGGCAACAAAAAAACATAAAGCCACCCATACCAATCAATACCCTCGGTGCGTATATTGGTGATTTTAGAAAAATCATTGGTCCAATGATGAAAAACATTGATGCTAATAAAATTAAAACTACTAGCAAGAACTTTGTTTTCTTATTTTCATCTCTTTTGATTACTTTTAAAACTATGACTATCAAAGAAATGATTAGCGCAAAGAATAGCGAGTAGTAGATTAAGTAATTATCGCCATTCAAGATCGTGCTAAACATTCTATAAAATGATAAGACGTTAGAAATTATCCCTTCAAATAAACTTGAGTTTATCTCTATAATCTTACTATGTTCGATATTGTAAGAACCTGTTACAAGTCTTTTTGCAATAAAGTAAGAATAGGCAAAATATCCTACTATTAAACCAGCGATAGAAGATGCTGTATTTTTTGTGATATTTGAAATTGAGTTTTTCTTAACCACATCTGAAATTATAAAGGCCAACAAGAATATTGCGTAAGTATTCAGCGCAGCCTGATAAAGACTAAGGAATGCAATGGTTAAAATGGATGATATTATGATATTTATAGGCTTGTATTGATAAGCGACATACGATGAGATAATAGATATTGCCACACTCATGCACATTGTTAATGAATCATATCTATATGATAGATTTTCAATAAAGAATGGGTTTGCCAAAATCATCATAAAACAAAGAGATGCTGTGATGTAGTCATCTCCAAACAGCTTTTCCCTGACGCAGGATAGTGCCAATGCTAAAATAACTATCCCTAGCATTAAAGGTAGCGGAGAAGCATCTATAATTGGGGTTCCAAAATTAATGATATAGAAAATAAAGTCGGAAAGTGGGCGACCATTGCCTGACCAACCCAACCCGCCATATAAAGACCTACCCAAGTCATCAACGAAAAATGATTGATGTGTCAATAAAGGAAATGTATATATAATCGCCAATCCAAGAAAGATTGATATAAATATCCTGTCATTACTATTAAATTTCACTTTTAAAACCCTTACGCTTTAATATGTATTTAGGCCGCTGTTTGGTTTCTATGTAAATTCTACCAATATATTCTCCAAGAATACCTATTCCTATCAATTGAACGCCACCCAGGAAAAGAACAGAAACAAGAAGAGACGGGTAGCCAGGAACATTATTTCCAAATATTAATTTATCAATAATCATCCATGCACCGTAAAGGAATGACATACCTGCAATAAACAATCCAATGTAAGTCCATATGCGGAGCGGAAATGTTGAGAAAGAAGTTATTCCCTCCAGCGCCAGGTTCCATAATTTCCAGCCGTTGAATTTCGAATCACCGGCCACGCGTTCGGCACGGGCATATTTAACAACATCCGTTTTTCCGCCAACCCAACTGAGCACACCCTTCATAAACAAGTTGCGTTCTGGCATTTGTTTGATGTTCTCGACAACCGCACGGCTCATTAACCGAAAGTCGCCAACATTTTCTTCGATTTTTGGATTGCTGATTTTATTGTGCAGCTTATAAAACCACTCAGCTGTCTTACGCTTCAACCTCCCATCAGTTGAGCGGTCTGAGCGCTTAGCCAGCACCATATCCGCGCCAGCCTGCCACTTCTCAATGAGATGAGGGATAACTTCTATCGGATCCTGTAAATCGACATCAATAGGAATGACCGCATCTCCGGTTGCATGGTCGAGACCCGCGAAAAGAGCAGGTTCTTTACCGAAGTTTCGCGTAAACGAAAGCGGAATAACGAGCGGATCAGATGCGGCTATTTTGTTAATTATTGATTCAGTCGCATCTTTACTACCATCATTAATAAAAACGATCTCAATTTCATATTCTTTTAGCTCATTAAACTCACGTACCGTTTTATAGAAAATCGGTATCGTGTCTTCTTCGTTAAAAACTGGAACGACAAGAGAGATTTTCATCTTATATCCCTGAAAACAATGAATCTGGAATAGATAAAGCCGCATACCAGGCTAATTGCCGAGAAAGTGATAAGGGTAATCAATGGTGGCAAGGAACATTGGTCAGCCATCCAGCCAACAACAGCGCTCAGTGTTCCCATGAATCCCACATACATCATGTAGCGAAGCGTGGTGGTGGTGGCATTAAAGGTGAAACGCGCATTGGCATAGAAGCTGAACGATACGGCGATAACAAAACCGGAAAAGTTCGCCAGCGCCTGATGCGTATGCATCCCATACACACAAAAAGCAAATACGCCCCAATGAATAAGCGTGTTAAGAACACCGATCGATGTGTACTTAGCGAATAACTTCAACATTATGAAAATCAGCGGATTCGGAAAGGTCTGGAGTGTAGCACTACAAATTGCTTTGATCGATATAAACGATCAATAATGTAATCTTTGATAGTTTAAAGTTATTGTTTGCGCGTTAATTGATCGTTGTTACCGATCAATTTTTATTGCTGATTGCTAAGTGGTTTGGGACAAAAACGGGACACACAAAGCTTTGCATCGGCTTGCAAGGCTTTGCATGTTTTTCGAAGATGGGACGTGTGAGCGCAGGTATGACGCGGTATGTTGTTGACTTAAAAGGTAGTTCTTATAATTCGTAATGCGAAGGTCGTAGGTTCGACTCCTATTATCGGCACCAGTTAAATCAAATACTTACGTATTATTCGTGCCTTCCTTATTTTTACTGTGGGACATATTTGGGACAGAAGTACCAAAAATCGAGTCAATTTGTCGAGCATGTTCAGTCAGGTGATTTGGTGCCAGATGAGCATATCTGCGAACCATTTCGATAGACTCCCAGCCACCCATTTCCTGCAATACCGAAATCGGAACGCCAGCCTGAACTAACCAGCTTGCCCACGTGTGCCTCAGGTCATGAAAACGGAAGTCTTCAATGCCTGCTCGTTTTAATGCTGACCTCCATGCAGTATTAGCGTCATAGCGCATCTTCCTCACTACAGGTGATTTAGTTCCGTCTGGCTTGGTGCTGCTTTCCTTGTAGACGAACACCCATTTGTGATGATTGCCTATTTGCTTTTTCAGCACCCGGCAAGCAGTATCATTCAGCGCCACGCCAATGGCCTGATTGGACTTACTTTGTTCCGGGTGTATCCATGCCACCTTTCGCTGCATGTCTATCTGCTGCCACTCCATATTGATAATGTTAGACCGCCTTAAGCCAGTAGAAAGCGCAAACTCTACGACTGACTTTAGCGGTTCCGGGCATTCATCAATCAACCTTTTTGCCTCGTGAGGCTCAAGCCAGCGGATACGCTTATTTTTCGGCTGAGGAACTTTGATGATCGGAGCCTTATCCAGCATCTTCCATTCGCGTTCAGCAGCCCGGAGGAGTGCCTTAATGAATGAAAGGTGAGTTGCTTTTGTGGCTACTGCTGCCGGCTTAGGCTTGAATACTGGAGGCTGCTTCCCATTCTTCCTGCAAGCTTCATCCATTAACTTCCAGTTTTCCTCATGCCGCCGATTAGTCATCTTCTGGATGGCGGAGTAAATCTTCGTCTCGGTAATATCCTTCAACTGCATCCCTGCAAAATGCTGGAGCCAGAATCCTATCCGACTCTTGTCATCATCCAGCGACTTCTTATGCGCCTTCTCCTCTAACCACCTGACACAGGCCTCCTCAAAAGTCATGTCAGGCGTCTCTCCTAATTTATTTACCCTCCATGCTTCTGCCTTCAGTTTGTCATGAAGCTCTGTGGCCTGCCTTTTGTCCTTTGTCCCAAGAGACTGCTTAAATCTTTTGCCGTTCGGCAATGTGAAACTGGCGTACCAGGTTTCACCTCTGCGGAATAGTGACATTTCAGTTCCTCTGTTATGTCATCACCCGCGCTCACCTGGACAGTATGCAGCGGAGACTGAAGTGCCGCAATGCAGGCTTGTCGTGTGGTGAGGTAAGGGGATTTCGGTTTGGTGGGGTCTTTACGTGTTGCCTGTAGTCGGCCTGTGCGAATCCAGTTGGTGGCGGTAGGTCTGGATATTTTGAGAAATGCACAGGCCTCATCGAGTGTGAGGCTGTGTGATTCCATGGTTACCTTCCTAATACTGAAGCGAGAAGAGCAATCTCTACAAGAAGCTCAATAAATCCGAAAATTGCTATACCTGCGTAAACCACGTCATCAATATCCCCGCGGCGACAAAGATAGGTGGCACCGATAACAAGAACCATCATTCACTCCATAAAACAAAACCCGCCGTAGCGAGTTCATATGAAAAAAATCCCCGCGAGTGCGAGGTTTGTTATTGCTGCGGTGGTGCTGGCAGTGGCATCCAGTGGCTTACACCGATAATTTCCATACCCTCCCAATAGTCAAAGAACCCATCATCGTCGTATGTAGCAACGAACATCCCCTGACCCAGACATTTTCCGGTAAAAATTGCGATGGGTTTAGATTCATCATTATCCGGCATTCGCTCACTACAGCTTATCCAGCCATCCGGAATTACCGGAGAGTTGCCATTCACATCGAAATTTGGTTCAGCGTCCTGAACCAGAAGAATGTAGCCATTCTTTGCTGTGTCCAGTTCTGATACCTCGGTGACAGTACCGAAATAGCGATTCCCGGCATCAGCATCACAAGTGCTGACATCAATGGACACCTCCATGCCTTCGATTAATTCTGGCAAGTTGTAAGTTTGGTTTACAGGCTCGGCTTCCAGCGCTGCCAAAGCAATCCGTGCCACTTCCATTTGTTCGCCACGAGTAAGCCCGTTTTCAAGCGGATTTTTAATGAACAATTCAATACGTTCTTTGGTAATAGAATTCATGCTATTTCACCTTAATCTCAACATTTCGCAGCTTTAGCTCTACTGGCAGGTCTGACTTTCCTGTTAATGCTAATGCGAGATTTTCTGGGGTAATGAGAGCAGTTATTGCTTTCCCCATTGCCAGACGAATAATTATTCGTATTTCGCGATCGTCACATGCTCCTGGTCGAACGATTGATATTTGTCCGTCCATATCACTCTCCTTTAATGCGAATGCCAGCGGCGCGGATAGATTTCCATTGTTCCCACATTCGGTTGAAGTCTGTGCCTGATAAGGTTGCGTTACGGTATCCAGTTTCGGTACGCAATCCTTCAAGCGTCGATTTGGAGATACAAATTGAATGCATTACCCATGATTCAAACAAATCACGCTCACGGGCTTCGCAACTTTGCTTACTCATCTCTTCGATACGTTCAGCCATCGCAGCACACTCTTCAAAGTTGCTTAATGCTTTTCGCTCCCATTCAGCGCATTGTTTTTTCAGTTCTGCAATGCGATTCTCTGCGGATTCCAGCGCCGCAACCAATTCGTCTACAGTTCCGGCAGCTTGCAGTGCGTAATCGGTAATAGCCATCTCATGATCAATTTCAGTACCGTTCTCATTCGTTGAGGTGATAGCAAAATAATCAGAGTCGATTTCGTTATCAGCTAAGTGGCGTAGCGTATCGGCAACAAGCCGGCCGTTTTCGATTAGCAGCTTCCCTACCGTAAGAGCAATATCCTCGTTCTCCTGGTCGCGGCGTTTGATGTATTGCTGGTTTCTTTCCCGTTCATCCAGTAGTGCCAGCACGGTAGCCGGATTGGCTGCGGCGATGAATTCAGCATTGGCCTGCTGTTCCATTTGGAAATCTTCATCGAAACCGCTTTCTGGATGCGCTCCTTCAATTCTGCAAATGGGAAGATATCCAACAACTTCACGATGAATTAGTGCATCACCAGCATCAAATCTCTCCTCTCCATATTCGAGCGACCACTCTCCACACGTTGCCTTCTCTGCCGCCTCACGCAGTGCCTGATAGTCAATCTTGCTCATTGGATGACTCCTTTACGAAGCTGTTCGGCGATATCTTCGAGAACGCCATCAGAGAATGAGCGATCAAAATCGCCTTCCGGCGCATTAGCCATAAACTCAGTAGAGGTAAGAATCATCCTGGCAATATCCGCGGCGTTCTTCGCAGTATCATCAATAAAACCAGCTTCCCAGGCAGCCAGCATTCTGTTCGCCACAAAGTAAGCTCCCTCCTTGCGTGCTTCAGTCTTCACTTCAGCCAGGAAAGCGTCAGTGGCTGGGGTTTTGATAGCGTCAAATTCTTCCATTGCCGCTTCAAGAGCCACCTGCTGGCACGCTACCTCTGCGCGCCCCTGAATGCCCGTGCCTTCGCCGTTTAAGTCGTTATGCATCTCATTAAGCTTGTCGCCAAATGACTTCATCCCCGCATTCTCCGCCGCCATCGCTGAAAACTTCTCGTGTGCCAACTTAACAGCCGAATCAGCCTGCTTAATTGACTCAATCGCTTTCTGGTGGTCTTCGGACAGAGCCGAAATCTTGGCCTCCGCTTCAGCAAATTTACGCACCAGATATTCAGCGTTTGTTTCGTTAACCTTTAAATCTCGTGGGATGCATTTACCTTTCAGAAATCCATCCATCTCAATTAGTGTCATTTGTTTCATTTCTTCCCACTCCGCCACATCGCATTCAGATATTTGTTTTCATTAACAGAACCGAAACTATTTCGCTTAAGCATTTCTTCGCGTGGAATATCGTTGATGGGTTTGAAGCGGTGTCGAATAATCATTTCCGATGGAAGGATGCCGGGGTCGTAGGACAAACCTCTCATGATGAATTCCTCAGTTATTGCTGATAGCGCCGTAACGCGAACGGTAATTTTTAAGGCGCGGGTCTATTTCAATGAATTGGGTGTATGTGGCTTTGCGGAATGGCCGGATGGATGTCTGGTAAATTCGCTCGCGTTCTTCTTTCTCTGCAAGCCATATACAGTGGCGAAATTCCTTTTCCTCTTTCGTTTCCTGCGGTAGCGACATTATCAGGTCGTAGTTCTTTCTGAATTTTTCCAGCACCTCCGATACGGAATTGCCGGAACAGCGGCGCGGGTCATCCGCACCATATAGAGGCGCTGGCATAATTTACTCCAGGGTAGGTTATCCGAATAATGTGGTACGTATAGGGTTATTTCTTTCGTAAACGTGATAGCCTGCTTTTTACCGACTCTTCACTTCGCCCGAGAATTTTTGCTACATTTCTTTGTGTATAGCCTGATGAGATAAGCGCCTGCATCTTTTTGTCTTCGTCGTCGCTCCATCTTGGCTTAACGAATGCCGTTTTTAATGACAGTTTTTTTGCTATGTAATAAAACTGATTTATGTTTAGGCCCAGATGTTCTGCTGCACGGCAAGCTACCATGCGACCGCAAACTGACTCCATCTCAGCTGGAGTTATGTTTAATCTTCTCATTAAGCCACCTGTTTAAGCTCATTTATTCTGATATTCATTACCTGAACGCATCTTGTCTGCGCATCATCGTGACCAGCCAATAATTGCCAGTCATGCTGGTATCTCTCAATTAGTTTTTTCTTGTCCGTTTCTGTTGCTGCATAATCGCTGAAGTCTTTCAGGATTTGTTCGCAGTCAACCGATGGAGATTTCTGGTTGGTATTTTCTGGTGATGGTTGATTGCATGATGCTGGCATGGCCCAGTCCGGCAGCGATGGAGGGAGCCAGTAAAATCCTGTTCCATCCTTCAGTTTGGCCCTGTGCCATCCTTGTTTCTTATCACTGGATATCTGCGCAAAACCTTCCTCAAGGTTATACAGATACCGACCAATTCCCCACTGAACGGCAGCACGCTTCATTGCGCCGGAGCGACCACCTTTGACGGCTTCTACCTGTGTGTTTTCAGCAGCATCCCATTTAGTTACCCATTCGGAATCAATCTTGATTGATATGCCGCATTCAACGCCACCGTTGTTGGGAATATCGCGGTATTCATTGCGCCATCCTTCTTTGCCGCAAACATCGTCCAGGCGTTTCATGATTGCCCTGTTCGTGACATAAGCCAGCACCATAGCCCACACTTTGCCATCGCGTGTTTTACCGCTTTGCTGTATTCGCCATTCGATATCTTCAGGATTGAATGGGGCGTCGAATTTATTCAAATCCATAATTCACCTCAGAATGGTAATTCGGAAGGATTAGCCAGAAATTCACCTTTGTTTATTCTCTCGTTTTTGGCTAATGAAAGGCAATTTCGTTTCATCGATTTATTACCTGACTTGCGCCAGTACATTGCCTCTGTCAGGTGATACTGACGTTTTAACCTGCTCAACTCCGGTGTCCTTGCTAAATCTACTGGTATCATTTCAACCTCCATTCGCGAAAGGCTTCTACAGCTTCGCGATACATTATTTTGTCACCAAGATAAACAGCAATTGCGAATTTAGACTGAATAGCCATAAGTGATTTATCCATTACACGGCACTCCTGGTTGATTCAGGATATCGACCAGACGTTTCCATCCGGCCCGTAATTTTCTGGTGATACGCTCTAAAAGTGATTCATTAAGGTGTGCGATACCCATGACGGCACCGCCCGCGATAGCAAATGTCATCGTGGGATTCTCCATTTTCATTTATTGGCATAGCTAAAACGCCTCGATATGAAGCGCTGTGGATATGCGATAAAACAGCCGCACTCAGGCGGCGGCTGTTGTTTCTTCTTTCAGGCTTTCGATATATTCACGCGGGTCGTCGTAACACTGGCATTCGCTATACCAATCCACCCAGCGATCCGTAAGCTCCATTTCTTCCAAATCCTGGTCAGTAAGGCTCTCATCCCACATCTCAAGGCCGTTAGCGTTGCAGTAATCAGGTTTGATGTTGTTGTCATACTGAAATGCGTCATAATCAGCCAGTGCATCCATCACTCGCACACCCTCTTCAACACTTGCTACTTCTACAATGAATGGCTTCATAGGAACTTGCGGGATATGCCAGACACGTAATTTCATATTTCCTCCAGGTAAAAAGAATGCCGCCCATATAGAGCGGCAAATAACATCAAGGGATGATTTTTCGATTAACCAGAACGAGTCGTCGTCCTCGCTTGGTTACGAGCGATATTGCTCACATAGCAGACTCGTAAATCTGCTATAGGTGCTTATTCGCTGCCAAAAATACGCTTACCCAGTTACTTCATCTGCATATTCTTTACTTGTTAACCAATCCGGGCGTTCACCTTTACCAATATAGAAATCGATAATGTCCAGAAGACGTGGATAAAATTTAAGAGCTTTACGACCATCCATCTCAGCAATTTCCTGCTTACTATATTTTCTCCATTCCTCAACTGTGTGGTTCTGGCATCCTGCTCGTACATATTCACCGTTCGTTATACTTATGAAGTATTTCTCACCCAGAATTACGAAAGTGAGATCAGGCAGGTCGGCATCGCACAGGTTGGCACCGCGCAGGTCGGCACCGCGCAGGTCGGCACCGCGCAGGTCGGCACCGCGCAGGTCGGCACCGCGCAGGTTGGTACCGCACAGGTTGGCACCGCGCAGGTCGGCACCGCGCAGGTCGGCACCGCGCAGGTCGGCACCGCGCAGGTCGGCACCGCGCAGGTTGGTACCGCACAGGTCGGCTCTAGATCCGCTCTCACGCATTGAGGTAATCCACACTTTGTGTTCTTCAAGAATCTTCGATAAATCTGCTGAATTCATGTTGTTATTCCTTAAATTTTGGCAATAAAAAAGGCCGCATTGCGACCTGATTAGATATTTGAAGTGAGATAAAAGAAGACCAACTATGTAGCCTTTAGTTTTTCCAGCTCTCTGGCAATCATTGCCGTGGTTCTGATTGCCCATTTATCGACAATCTTTCCATCTTCTCTCACCAGAGCCATTTCCTCAGGCTTCACCATGCATTCAGCATCAAGCTTGCAGCCTTTGCATTTCACAAAGCGACTACACCATTGGTTGGTATCAATAGTCGTAGTCATATTGGTAGTCCTGGTATTGTTCCATCACATCCTGAGGATGCTCTTCGAACTCTTCAAATTCGTCTTCCATATCTCATCTCAATCGTAATAAGCCGGAATTGATTTTCCGCGCTGCTTCTGTACGGCGTGTATTTTATTTCCGAGCGGGTTAACGTCCCGGTAGTAAATGCGGTTCTTCTTAACCGCTGTTACTTCAACTTTCTTCTGACGCGTTCCGGCAAGCGAAATGGCTTTGGTAACGCGGTCAATTCTTTTGGCTTTGACCTCATGAGAAGCATCAGGAACATCGCAGCCAAAAATTGAATCGATGATATTGCAGATGGTGTCTCGCTCTATGGCTAGCTTTCTGCGCCGCTCATGACGGCGAGTTTTAGCATTGCCTGCAAACGTTGACTTCCCGTAGGTGATAACCGTCATGATTTATCCCTAAAGATATTTTATTGATTGAAGTTAAAAGAAAGACGACGTACCAGGAGTGGTGCCCGGTAAAATGGTTTATCTAAAAACGAATATTTGTGAAACCAAACACGACCTCGCTCGTCTCCATTTCTGTTGCCTTCAGGGCGACGCTTTAAGGTGAAATGAATAATTGTTTTTGTAGTGGTTTTTGGCTTACGCATCTGTTTACCCTCATGTGAAATGGCTTTGGTGTTACAGATAGCCAGGCGACTAACCCTGACAGCGTACTCATTGCCGAGCGCCTCCGCCGAAGAGGTTGGCTTCTACCTGCAACCCAAACCCATCTCGTTTGGTATTTGTTCGCGCTTTGTCAGCGCATCATCGAAGTTAAAGAGCGTTGCCTTTCCGTTTGGCTACCAGCGTCCTGCTGATGGCTAAACAATAGCATTGAGTATTATTCATATCAATACGTTTTGCTATTAATTAATGGTTTTTGTTGTTATGTTGTTGATAGCAAAATGAATTTATTTTTATAAATCCTCTATGCCATACTGTTCTGAACAAAAAATGAGCGAGGAATCAGTGTGAAAAACGAGGAACTGGCGCAGTTGCGCTATCAGGAAATGTGCAGGATTGTCGGTGATGTCGTTTTTGCTATGGTTGCTGAGGGTCATGAGACCAAAAGAGTGGCTATAGCTGACGTGATACGAACGGAACTATCAAAGGGTCTGGACAAGTGGGATATTGACCAGATTCAGGTTATGGAGTTGGCGGTGAAGCTGCTGGAAGAGTAGGGCAAAGTAAACCCGGCTCGGTGGCCGGGCTAGTTAGAGATTAAGCTGTAAGCATTAAAACTCGCTGACATAGTCTTTCGAACTGCTGGAAAAATGTATTTCTATTATCGCGCATAGTTTCAAAAACATTGCCAGCTTTGCCGTCTTCTCTTAAATCATCATCAGTTATCGCAAATACTGGCTTTGACAACTTCTGGCTAATGGCTATAAGGGAATTAAAATCTGATATTTGAGCTAAGTCATAAGCTCGAAGGTGGGGTGTGTCTGTGGCGTTCAGGGAATCTTGAATTTCTTGTTCCGTAACAGAGCATCCAATTTTATGCAATGCTGGTGCCAACACATTATTTACGGCTCCATGAATTTCGTTTACCCAATGCTCAAAGGATTTTACAGGCATTCCATTTCTAGGGCGGTATCTCTGATGGATGGCCCCTATAAATCTCGGCTTGTTTGTGATGTTTACTGCCGTTGACGATCTGGCGGTCTGCTTGAAAAACTCAAGCTCTGAATGCCATATTGAAATTGTCTCGGCAAGAGAATTTATCGCCTGCCAGCAGAAGAAGTCAGGGGTTGCAGGAACAATGAAAAAGTCGCTGGACATCAACGCAAGCTCATTCAAGCCTCCAACGCTAGGGCTTAAGTCGTAAATTATGTAATCAATGTTATTTTTTTGCGCGATCAGATTGATTGATTTTGGTAAGTTACCTGGAAGGTTGCGGGTTAGTGGCACGCCTGAAGCAATTTTCAGTGCTACACTAATCTGAGAATCAAGCATTGATACACTTAAGTGCCCAGGAAGAAGATAAAGGTTGTCATTCTGACACTCAAAAAGCTTTGCCGAACTGCCGTTTACAACATCTTCTATAGATGTTCCATTCATCAAGGCATCGACAATGGATTCCATTGTAAGGTTATATCTGCTGCTGTAGAACGCATCAAGGTTTTCGCTTACGGTTGTATACCCTAGAACCATGCCAGTTAAATTGCATTGTGAGTCTAGGTCAACAAGCATTACTCTTTTCCCGGCGCTCGCCAGACCCCAGCCAATATTGAAAGCCGTGGTTGTTTTGCTGACGCCACCCTTGTGATTGAAAAAGCAGATTGACTTCGGCATTGGTTTTTCACCCAGATTGTTTTCTTCGCACATAAGTATCTCTTTATTTTACAATAATATTATGTTATTGACCAGGCCAACATGACGGCTCACTATCACCGGAAAAGCAATGCCTATCCTCAAGCGGTCTCATCAGGCTTACCCGAAGAAACAGCAATCCTGGTCAACCATGACCACCTCTAACGCTTCCGTAAGCGTTTCTGCTGTGTCATACAGATGCCAGCGCATATCCTTCCGCATCCAGTAGATTTTCCATCTATCCAGAGAGCGTATGTACTTGATTCTTGCTGATGGCAGGACGCTTGTTTCACCAGGCTTACCCTGCCACACGGGGCGCTGTTCACCGATATCTATCGTCTGGTCATTGATGCTATAGACAATATCCAGTTCATTACGAATGTGCTCAGGTGGCCTTATGCTTTCAATGAATTGGTGAACTTCCTTTTTGACCGCCTGATATTCAAGGTCAGTAAACGCCATCTATCCTCCTTACCCAAACATCCATTATCCATCATCACCCGAATATCTCATCAGGCCATTAGCTGGCTAACCGTGCTTCCTATAGGTCTGCGGCATGCTTCCAATCACCTTTCCAAAGACAAAAACCCTATTCATTTCATCTCTTTCAATTGGGTCCCAAGCTGAATAACTCTTATTATCAGATATGACCAATAGTTTATCTTTCATCTTCTGGAGCCGCTTAACATGTGCGGTATCGTCATAGAGGAAGGCGTATATCCCATCCCCATCGAAGTTTTTGATGCTTACGTCTACAAACAACAAATCTCCTGGTTCAATAGTTCCTGACATGCTATCCCCACGCACATTTATGATGCGGATATTTTCAGCCTTTCTACCATCAAACATGTGTCTGGCATCGTCCTGCGAATACTCAACCGAGCGGAGTATTTCCACGAATTCTCGATTGATAACGCCAGGACCCGCGCTTACTTCAAGATCTAGGATATCGATTTTAAATGTGTTTGATGATGGAGATGCGTTTATCGGAGTAGTTCCATCTTTTTTCATAGGACCAATTCCGGTAGACAACCATTCCGAACTAACACCTAACGCGTTTGCTATTTCAACAATCTTTGTTGACCCACGAGCGTTTCCACTTGTCAAACGCCAGATCGTTGGCTGAGCAACGCCTGACGCTTTAGCAAGAGCACCTTGAGACATACCAGCTAGTTCCATTGCCTTGTTGAGACGGTCAGAGAGAGTTTCTTTTTTCATAATATTCAATTTATACGCTTGCGTATTAATGGTCAAAACACGTTTTGCTATTGCTTTGATTAATACTCATTGCTATTATTTGTTGTGTGTTATACGAAAGGGAATAAGCAATGACTAACAAAGCAATACAAAAAGCTGTTGCCATTGCAGGAAGCCAGCAAAAACTCGCCTCTTTGTGTGGAGTTAAGCAGCCAACTGTATGGCGTTGGTTACATGGTGGCGGCATTGACGCTAAGTATGTGGCAGCAATCGTAAAAGCTACAGGAGGAAGAATTAAAGCCAGAGAACTTCGTCCTGATTTAGCCGACTTACTGGCAGCAAGTTAAGTATCAACGCTCTTTACCAATCTGAACCGCCGACAACGCGGTAAATCTATTAAACGGATTTGCGTGTATTTGCGAATCCAACTCTATCTAATTTCTAAGGAATATTTTGAATGAACGTAGTTGCAACTAAAAGCAAGAAGGCGGCTCGCATTGAGTCCACTTTACTCAACAAGTTAGCCATGATGGGCCAGAAGACATTCGCTAAAGCTATGGGTGTTCCTGAATACCAGGTAAGCCGATGGAAGAACGGTTTCTTCTCTCAGGTCAGCATGATGCTTGCGGTTCTGGAGTATGGAATCGAAGACGAGGAAATGGCAGAGCTCACCAGGCGACTTGCTACCTACCTGACAAAAGAAAAAGCCCCGAAGAACGGCGAATTCTTCGAGGCCTGATGTAGAAAGACTGGATCAATCCACAGGAGTAATTATGCCAAAACAGCTCAGTCCTGACCAGGACAAATTACACAAAAACATACTACGTGATCGGTTCTTATCCAGCTTCAAACAGCCTGGTCGATTTCGGGCTGAGTTGGAGAAAGTGAAGCTAATACTGAAGAGGAAAGGTCATGAGTAACATATCCAATCTAGCCGAAGCCAGAGAGGCCAGAAGGCTCCAGAAGCCGCGTACAAATGGCGGTAAGGGGTTTGCCTTGATCCACCGCCAATTCATGGATAGCAAGCTATACAAGGATTCTCAGGCTGTGCATCTTTTCCTGCATCTGATACTGAAAGCCAATCACTCTCCGGCAGTCGTCAATACCGATATTGGTGAGATGCTGGTTGAGAGAGGACAGCTAATTACCGGACGGCCAAAACTGGTAAGTGAAACATTCATCCCGGATAACAAAGTAAAAAGTTTGCTTCGTTCTTTTGAAGGGAATGGAATGATTCGTATCGAGTCGAAAGGGAGAAAATTCAGCCTGATAACAGTGTTGAAATATGATGATTTTCAGGCTCCAAATTGTCCAACGGATGTCCAACGGATGTCCAACGCAAACACCAGTAATGACGCGGATCACAGCGAATGTTGTCCAACGGATGTCCAACGATTGTCCATAAACAATAATATAAATAATATCTCTAATACTAACGTATTAGAGAGTACCGCAGCAGACGAAAATCCTGACAAGAAAAAATCGGCTCTCAGTTGTCAGGATGTTGTCGATGCTTACCACGAATTACTTCCTGAAGCTTCCAGGGTTCGCGCACTGAATGACAAACGTAAAAACCAGATCCGAACTTTCTGGCGCAAAGCCGGAGTGATAACCCGCCAGCTTGACGGGCATGGGTTCACGATGCAGGACTGGAGAAATTATTTGAGCTACGTAGGCGAAAATTGCCGATGGATGTTCGAAGAGCGTCCAAACCATCAACGCGGAACCGTCTGGCACAAAAAGGGATTTGATTTCCTGCTTAACGATAATACCTACCTGAAAGTTCGTGAGGGTGAACACGATGACCGATAATTTTTACGCGCCGCCCCATAGCATCGAGGCGGAGCAGGCGGTGATTGGTGGATTGCTTCTGGATGATGACAGCAGTGAGCGCGTCCAGAAAGTTCTGGCGATGCTGAAGCCTGATTCATTTTACAGCCGACCACACAAAATCCTTTTTGAAGAAATAACCAGAATGCACCGGGAGCAAAAGCCAGTAGATGGCCTGACGCTTTTCGATGAACTTGAGCGCAAATCGTTAACGGTTTCTGTTGGTGGTTTTGCTTATATCGCTGAGATCGCAAAGAACACGCCAAGCGCAGCAAACGTCGTTGCCTATGCAATGCGGGTTCGCGAAACAGCAATGGAACGCTACGCCATCAACCGCATGACTGAAGCGACGGAATTGCTCTATTCCCGCAACGGGATGACTGCAACGCAGAAGTACGAAGCTATTCAGGCGATTTTCACGCAACTGACAGACCATGCAAAAACCGGATCGCGTCGCGGCCTTCGCTCATTTGGTGAGGTTATGGAAGATTGGGTCAGCGACCTTGAGAAGCGATTTGACCCATCAGGCGAACAACGAGGAATGAGCACAGGGATCTCATCGTTGGACAGGATGCTGTCACCGAAAGGTCTGGTAAAAGGCTCTCTGTTCGTCATTGGCGCTCGCCCTAAGATGGGGAAAACGACGCTATACAGCCAGATGGCAATCAACTGCGCAGTGCATGAGAAAAAGCCGGCCCTGATGTTCAGCCTTGAAATGCCAGGTGACCAGATACTGGAAAAACTGGTAGGGCAGAAGTCAGGTGTTAACCCAAATATTTTTTACCTTCCGGCGACAAATGACGCTGATGACGGCTATCAGGGTGATTACGATGGTGACTTCAACAGGGCGATCGAAACAGCCAATCGCTTGAGTGAAATCGACCTGCTTTACATCGACGACACGCCGGGATTATCTCTGGCTCAAATCATCAGCGAAAGCCGTCGAATCAAGCGAGAAAAAGGATGTGTTGGCATGATTCTGGTCGATTACCTGACACTAATGACCGCTGAAAAGGCCGATCGTAACGACCTTGCTTACGGCATGATTACTAAGGGACTGAAGAACCTTTCCAAAGAGCTTGATTGCGTTGTTGTGCTTCTGACGCAGCTTAACCGCGCACTGGAAAGCCGAACCAATAAACGCCCATTACCAAGCGACTCCCGAGATACAGGGCAGATTGAACAGGATTGCGATTATTGGGTTGGTATCCATCGTGAAGGTGCTTTTGATGACAGCGTTCCGCCTGGTGAAACCGAACTAATCCTTCGTCTAAATCGCCATGGCAATACCGGCACGGTGTATTGCATTCAGGCAAATGGCGCTATTTATGACACAGACCAACAGTCTGCTGAAATGCGCCGCCGTGAACGCGAGGAACCGCACTCCAAGAAGAAAGGAGGATTCTGATGACCATCTACATCACTGAGCTAATAACAGGCCTGCTGGTAATCGCAGGCCTTTTTATTTGTGGTGGAGAAAAATGATGAGAAAGAAACAAGCAGAGAAATTATTTTGTGATGCTATGGATGCGTTGGCTAAGGTCGGAGAAAGCCCATTGAATTACTGTCTGTCTTATGCCCGTGGTTTTATGGCTGCCGAGAACAAGAAGGAGTATCTGCACGAATGGGAAGACGGAACAATGCGTCTGAAAGTTAGCGATGGCGAGCAGGTTCATTGATGGAGAGGAATATGGATGAATCAAGAAAGGCTTTCGAGCAATGGGCGCTAGAAGTTATGCAGTTCACGTCTGATGACCTTAGATGGGATGAAAGGCGAAACTGCTATCGGGATTATGTGCTGCACATAGCATGGAAGGGATGGCAGGCTGGCAGGAAGACAATCGAAATTGAAATTCCGGCAGCATGTGCTGACGACGAATATTTCATTGATGGAGTCTTTCAACCAATGAGATATGAGCGCGATGTTGAGAGAGCCATCATCGCCGCTGGAATCAAAGTGAAGGAGTGAGTATGAGTAAAGTATCAAGAGGAATGAAAATATCGCTTATTTTCATCCTTAATCCGCATCGTATCTTTTTGGCTTCAGCAGTATGGCTGTCAGATTTTGTTTATTGGTTAGCAGATAAATTGGATGATTTTGCGAGATGGCTTGAGAATTTTGCGAATGCGAGGTTTGAGTCATGGCCGCTTATCGGAGAGAGGATGTCTGACGAATTAAACCGGTATTACGCGGATAAGCGCAAGGAGAAGAGCAGGAGGGCAAGTGAAGCAATTATTCCTGCTTCGCAACGAAGCAATCAGAAATAACGCCATAGACGCCATTCTCTCACTACCAATCGACGACAAGTCACCCCACGAAGTCCACGTCAAAGAACCTAAGCGAACCAAAGCGCAGAACGACCGTATGTGGCCGATGCTTCAGGACGTCTCCCGTCAGGTGCTTTGGCATGGTCAACGACTGTCTCCGGAAGACTGGAAAGACATCTTCACCGCGCTGTGGCTCAAGACTAAAAAGCTGGAGCAAAGAAGCGTACCAGGTATTGATGGCGGTGTTGTTCTTCTTGGGGTACGTACCAGCAAGATGAGGAAGGCGAGCATGACAGAGCTTATCGAAATTATGTTCTGGTTCGGCTCAGAACGTAACGTGCGATGGAGTGATGATTCCCGGCGAGAGTACGAGTGGTCACAACGAACAGGGAGAGTTGCATGAAACACTGCTACCGCTGCGGAGAAAGCAAAGACGATTATCGATTCCGGCCAAATCAACCTTATTGGCACCAATGGTGTATCAGATGTGAGCGGTCGCCAGTAGGTAATTTCCCGCTGCCAGAGACGAAGGAGGACGTATGGCACGACAGCGACGAAGTATCACCGACATAATCTGCGAAAACTGCAAATACCTACCAACGAAACGCTCCAGAAATAAACCAAAGCCAATCCCAAAAGAATCTGACGTAAAAACCTTCAACTACACGGCTCACCTGTGGGATATCCGGTGGCTTAGAGAACGTGCGAGGAAATGACAATGGATTATTCACAGTTAAGTGATTTTGAAATTAACCGAATGGTAGGAGACATAATTTTTAAAGGCCTTTGGGCATGTAAGCCGGAAACGTCAGGGAATAACACCAACAAATGGTATTACGGAAACGCTGATACAACTTTTGAGCCATTAAACCATTTACCTGATTACTGCAATGATCCGAGTGCCTCATGGCCGATTATTGAGAAACACAGGATTTCTATCTTAGACCAGTTAACTGAATGGTGTGTGGATGCAAAAGGCGTAAGCCCAATATTTGATACCAGACCTCTCCGCGCCGCCATGATTGTCTTTCTCATGATGCAGGACGCCAATAATGCTTAGCCCATCACAATCCATTCAATACCAGAAAGAAAGCGTCGATCGAGCTTTAACGTGCGCTAACTGCGGTCAGAAGCTGCATGTGCTGGAAGTTCATGTATGTGAAGCGTGCTGCGCAGAACTGATGAGCGATCCGAATAGCTCAATGTACGAGGAAAAAGACGATGGCTAAACCAGCGCGAAGGAAATGCAAAATCTGTAAGGAATGGTTTCACCCAGCATTCTCAAATCAGTGGTGGTGCTGCCCGGAACACGGAACTCAATTAGCACTAGAGCGACGAATCAAAGAACGCGAAAAAGCGGAAAAAGCAGCAGAGAAGAAACGACGACGAGAGGAACAGAAACAGAAAGATAAACTGAAGATTCGAAAACTCGCCTTAAAGCCCCGCAGTTACTGGATTAAACAAGCCCAACAAGCCGTAAACGCCTTCATCAGAGAAAGAGACCGCGACTTACCATGTGTCTCGTGCGGAACGCTCACGTCTGCTCAGTGGGATGCCGGGCATTACCGGACAACTGCTGCGGCACCTCAACTCCGATTTGATGAACGCAATATTCACAAGCAATGCGTGGTGTGCAACCAGCACAAAAGCGGAAATCTCGTTCCGTATCGCGTCGAACTGATTAATCGCATCGGGCAGGAAGCAGTAGACGAAATCGAATCAAACCATAACCGCCATCGCTGGACTATCGAAGAATGCAAAGCGATTAAGGCGGAGTATCAGCAGAAACTTAAAGACCTGCGTGACAGCAGAAGAGAGGCAGCATGAGCAAAATCCAATACCCAATGACCACTGCGGCAATTTTCGATGATGTTGTCTATCCGCTGCATTTCGACAATGCCGGCAAGGTCAGGCAAGAAATGGAAGGCGCTGTTAACTGGTTCTGCAGGTGGCGCAACGAAGAGAAAGCCGTTGTGAAAGCGAGATTGTTGGTCAGTTGCTGGGGTCAATATCTGAGCCATGAGCAGGTTATCCGGGAGGCCGCATGACACACACTGTCAAAACCATTCCAGATATGCTCATAGAGACATACGGAAACCAGACAGAAGTAGCCAGGCGATTGTCGTGCCATCGAAACACAGTCAGGCGCTATCTGTACGACAAAGAAGCTAGGTATCACGCCATCGTTAACGGCGTTTTAATGATTCATCAGGGCGGGAGAGGTATCTATGACCGTAACCAGCATTAACCAGGCGAAACAGCAGCGTGAGCGTGACGAAGCCGAATTGCGCAGCGTCAGAGAGATGACGGAGCAACACCAGAAGGCAATGAATTATCTGCATGAGCGAGAGCGCGAACTGGTGAACCGGCTTGGATTGAACAAGCCAGCGGGAGGCGATGCTGCATGAGTATACGAGAATTGAACCTCACTAAAGAGCAGCATGACTGGCTTAATGGGTGGCTTGAGCTATGGGGGGCATGGGTTTATTCGGGTCGTCTGGAAAAGCGCATGAGCAGCGTAATAGCGAAGTTCATGGAGAGCGTAGAGCCGGGAAGAGTTATGACAAGACCAATGTGCAATGATGATGATGGAATGTTGATTTCTCAGGTCGTCGATTCCGTCATGTACATTGACAAGAAAGCCTTTGGCATCCTCCTCAGCTACTACGCTCATGGTTCATCCAAGCGAGCAATTGCATCCTACTATCACGCGACTGCAAAGCCACGCAAGATGTGTGGACGGGGTGGCGATGGATGGAGAAAACCTTCACTGGCAACCTGTAGAAATGAAATTGACGACATCCTGAAAGCGTCATTATTTGTTTTATACCAGCCAATGCAAAATGCTTTCAAAATGCGTAAACGTGTTGAGAAAGTTAAGCATGTTGCTGTTAAAAGTCTTGACATGCAATTATCCATTTAGCCATAATTAGAGGGTAAGCTGCCGTTAGTGACTCTTAAGTTGCAACGGTGGCTTTTTTATTGGGTCAGTCGTATAAAGGTCATTACGGAAGGCTGTTAACCTTCTTATCGTGGTTCGAGTCCACGCTGTCCCGCCAAACATGCTGGTTTAGCTCAATGGTTGGAGCGCCTTCCTAAGAAGGGAGTTGCGGTTCAGTTCCGTCAATCAGCACCAACCAATCCCGCTGGCAGGGATTGCAGGCCGTAGAGTATACGTGCCTTACCCTCTTATCTTCTTGCCCACCTAGCCGTGGGCTTTTCATTCAGGCCGCCGACAATCACCCTCATAAGCCACGTAGCTATCATGTCGGACGGCCTTTCCCCACTACAAATACAGCACCCCGTTTCTTCGGAGGTGGTATGGCAAAACGTATGAATGACGACCATAAAATTGTAGGCCTGTCCTGGCTAATTCTGCTTGGAATTGCCTGCTGGGGCGGCTTAGTTCGCTACCTGATTGACGTAAAGCAGAATAAAGCAACATGGAGTTGGATAAACGCTTTCGCACAGATCGCGGTATCTGGCTTTACCGGTCTGATTGGCGGGTTGATAAGCGTTGAGGGTGGGCTTAGTTTTCACATGATCCTGGTAACGTCGGGAATTAGCGGGGCAATGGGTTCCGTTGCTCTAACTTACTTCTGGGAGCGTCTTACAGGGATGAAAAATGCAAACCAATAAGTTTAAATTTTCTCAGCGTAGCGAGAAGAACCTGAACGGAGTTAATCCTGACCTGGTCAAAGTGATCCGCCGAGCACTGGAAATTACACCAGTAGACTTCATCGTTATCGAAGGGGTGAGAACACAAGCCAGGCAGAAAGATATGGTTGCTACTGGGAAGTCACAGACGATGAACAGCCGCCACCTGAGTGGTAATGCTGTCGACATCATCCCGGTTAACACTACCTGGAAGATTGAAGAGTTCAAGCCGTTGCTCAAGGCGGTTAAACAGGCAGCTGATGAACAGGGCATGAAACTACGATTCGGCATTAACTGGAAGCATGATCCGTCACTGCCCATTGAAACCAAATTCATCGATGCCCCCCACGTTGAGATACCCGCATGAAAATCAGCCTGAAGTCGCTGATTGTGCCAGTTGTAATGCTGTTGCTAACGGCAACGGCATACATCTATCACGGCAAATATCAGGATGAATTGGCGCGAGCGGAATCAGCCGAAAGCAACCTGGTGCTGGCCAATCTAACAATAGCTGACATGCAGAAGCGTCAACGTGACGTAGCGAAGCTCGATGCCAGATACACAAAGGAGCTTGCTGATGCTAACGCGACTATCGAAAGTCTCCGTGCTGATGTTTCTGCTGGTCGTAAGCGCCTGCAAGTCGCCGCCACCTGTGCAAAGTCAACGACCGGAGCCGGCGGCATGGTCGATGGAGAAAGCCCAAGACTTACAGCAAATGCTGAACTCAATTATTACCGTCTCCGAAGTGGAATCGACAGGATAACCGCGCAGGTTAACTACCTGCAGGAGTATGTCAGGACTCAGTGCCTGAAATGATTCGTCAACCAAAGCGGAAGCAAAAGCGAAGTAGCCATTACAAAGCCCATCTACGGGTGGGCTTGATAATGAAACCGGAGTTAATTTCTGGTCACCAATTAACGGCAGTACCACGTAGCAACCCAAGCCAGTAAGTGGGGAAATAACACTGGCAGCCACTGAAAGATGAACCTCCTGCCTTATGGCAAAAAAGATTCTTTGTGGTGGCGGACTGATGGAAAGACATCGGTTATTGCAGGGGCTATTCAATGAGTGGTCTCGACAATGGCTTATCCCAACAACCGGAGCCAACACAATGGCAGAGATTACAGCATTGACAGAATTACAGCAGATGAACCTCGATATCCTCCGTTTAGTTCAAAGCGATACCGCAGCAGCAGAGAAAGCGATCGCATTCGTTGCTGGAAGTAAGCTGAACTTCGAACTGTTCAAAGACCAACTGGTTTTGGCGCAGGGTGAAGGAACGGCATTAGCTCGCGCAGAAAAGGCTATTCGTGAGGCAAAAGAAGCGTTAGACCTGTTCACTGCCGGAGCATAACGAATGGCAAAGACGAAGTGGCCTAAACTTCCCCGGTTCTTCGTGCCATTGTTCCATAGCGCCAATGTCTACCTGTGCCGTTCAAAGGAAGAGTGGGATCAGGCTTGCATTCATCTTGGAGTTGGTAGCGGCGGGAATGAGATGCTGGCGGGGGCAACACAGTCATATTGCAATACCGAAACAGGCGAGAATCTTTACCTGCTTGGTGTATTCAATGGTGAGGCGGCCACATTGGTTCATGAATGCGCTCACGTTGCATTTTATGTCTGCCGAGATGTTGGTGTAACCACTTATCCTGGCGACGCAAACGAAACCTACTGCTACATGCTTGACAGAATGTTCAGTCACTTCCTGCCGTTCTTTCATGAACCAGAAAAAGAAGGAGCCAAGTAATGGCAAACCCAAACTTCACGCCATCATGGCCTCTATACAAAGATGCTGACGGTGTATATGTGTCTGCGCTTCCGATTAAAGCTATCAAATACGCTAATGACGGAAGTGCAAACGCAGAATTCGACGGCCCGTATGCTGACCAGTACATGTCAGCGCAAACAGTAGCCGTATTCAAGCCGGAGGTTGGCGGATATCTGTTCCGGAGCCAGTACGGCGAGCTGCTCTATATGAGCAAGACAGCATTTGAAGCTAACTACACTTCTGCAAGCGGTTCAGTAGCTAATGCAGAGACGGCGGATAAGTTATCTACTGCCCGCACTATCACACTAACCGGAGCGGTCACAGGTTCAGCGTCCTTTGATGGTTCGGCTAACGTGACTATCGAAACAACATCAGGAAGTTAACTTATGGCAGCACCAAAGGGCAACCGATTCTGGGAGGCCCGCAGTAGCCATGGGCGTAACCCGAAATTCGAGTCGCCTGAGGCGCTGTGGGCTGCTTGTTGTGAATACTTCGAGTGGGTGGAGGCTAACCCACTATGGGAGATGAAGGCTTTCTCATATCAAGGAGAAGTTACACAAGAGCCTATTGCCAAGATGAGGGCGATGACCATCACTGGGCTAACGCTATTCCTCGATGTGACGCTTGAGACATGGCGACAATACAGGGTGAGAGAAGACTTATCTGAGGTCGTTACGCGAGCAGAGCAAATCATCTACGACCAGAAATTCTCCGGCGCAGCCGCTGATCTTCTCAACGCTAACATCATCGCCCGCGATTTGGGCCTCAAAGAGCAGTCGCAATTTGAAGACGTGACACCTGATAAGGGAGATCGCGATAAGCGCCGCTCTCGTATCAAGGAGCTATTCAACCGTGGAACTGGACGCGATTCTTGATAACCTGAGCGACGAAGAGCAAATCGAATTGCTCGAGCTACTCGAAGAAGAAGAGAACTACCGAAATACACACTTGCTATATGAGTTTACGCCATACAGCAAACAGCGTGAGTTCATCGACGCAGGTCATGATTATCCAGAGCGATGTTTTATGGCTGGTAACCAGCTTGGTAAGTCATTTACTGGCGCTGCTGAAGTCGCGTTTCACCTTACCGGGCGATACCCGGGAACGAAAGGTTATCCGGCTGATGGTAAATATGGCGGAGAGTGGAAAGGTAAGCGTTTCTATGAGCCAGTTGTCTTCTGGGTTGGCGGTGAAACAAACGAGACTGTAACCAAAACGACTCAACGCATCCTGTGCGGGCGTATCGAAGAGAATGATGAACCTGGCTATGGGTCAATCCCGAAAGAGGACATCATTAGCTGGAAGAAGTCTCCGTTCTTCCCTAATCTTGTTGATCACCTTCTTGTTAAGCACCACACGCCAGAAGGCGTCGAAGATGGCATCTCAATATGCTACTTTAAGCCTTACTCACAGGGCCGCGCCCGCTGGCAGGGCGACACAATTCACGGCGTCTGGTTTGACGAAGAGCCGCCATATAGCATCTATGGCGAAGGTCTTACCCGTACAAACAAATACGGGCAATTCTCAATTCTGACGTTTACCCCGCTGATGGGGATGTCTGACGTTGTTACCAAGTTCCTGAAGAATCCCAGTAAGTCGCAGAAAGTGGTCAACATGACCATCTATGATGCTGAGCACTACACCGACGAGCAGAAAGAGCAAATCATAGCATCCTATCCTGAGCATGAGAGAGAGGCACGTGCTCGTGGTATTCCTACGATGGGTAGCGGTCGAATATTCCAGATACCGGAAGAGACGATTAAGTGCCAGCCGTTTGAGTGTCCCGATCACTTCTATGTTATCGACGCTCAGGACTTCGGCTGGAACCACCCGCAAGCTCACATTCAGCTTTGGTGGGACAAAGACGCAGATGTTTTCTATCTGGCGCGTGTATGGAAGAAATCAGAGAACACTGCCGTTCAGGCATGGGGTGCTGTTAAGTCGTGGGCTAACAAAATACCTGTCGCGTGGCCTCATGACGGTCACCAACACGAAAAGGGCGGTGGTGAGCAACTTAAAACCCAATATGCGGATGCCGGGTTCTCTATGCTTCCCGATCACGCAACGTTCCCGGATGGCGGTAACTCAGTAGAGTCAGGCATTAGTGAACTTCGTGACCTGATGCTTGAAGGAAGATTCAAAGTCTTCAACACATGCGAACCATTTTTTGAAGAGTTCCGCCTATATCATCGCGATGAGAACGGCAAGATTGTCAAGACCAACGATGATGTGCTCGATGCTACTCGCTACGGCTACATGATGCGCCGCTTCGCCAGGATGATGCGCGATATCAGAAAGCCGAAAGAAAAGAAAATCCCCGCACCGATTAGACCAGTACGCAGAGGACGATAATGGCCGACAATGAAAACAGGCTGGAGAGTATCCTGTCGCGCTTTGATGCGGACTGGACAGCCAGTGATGAAGCCAGACGAGAGGCAAAGAACGACCTGTTCTTTAGTCGGATCAGCCAATGGGATGACTGGCTATCACAATACACAACCCTGCAATATCGCGGGCAGTTCGATGTAGTACGACCAGTGGTGCGCAAGCTCGTTTCTGAGATGCGTCAGAACCCTATTGATGTTCTGTATCGTCCAAAGGATGGAGCAAGTCCTGACGCTGCTGATGTGCTGATGGGCATGTATCGCACCGACATGCGGCACAATACGGCGAAAATTGCTGTCAACATAGCCGTTCGTGAGCAGATTGAAGCAGGCGTGGGTGCGTGGCGTCTGGTCACTGACTACGAAGACCAAAGTCCAACTAGCAACAATCAGGTTATCCGTCGAGAGCCTATCCATAGTGCCTGCTCCCATGTTATCTGGGACAGCAACAGCAAACTGATGGACAAGTCTGACGCCCGTCACTGCACAGTTATCCACTCAATGAGCCAGAATGGTTGGGAGGATTTCGCAGAAAAATACGACCTCGATGCTGATGATATTCCATCATTCCAGAACCCCAACGATTGGGTATTTCCATGGCTGACGCAGGACACAATTCAGATCGCTGAGTTTTACGAAGTGGTCGAGAAGAAAGAGACGGCGTTTATCTACCAAGACCCGGTTACGGGTGAGCCGGTAAGCTACTTTAAGCGCGATATTAAAGACGTCATCGACGACCTGGCTGATAGTGGATTTATCAAAATTGCAGAGCGCCAGATTAAGCGTCGCCGGGTATACAAATCGATTATCACCTGCACTGCTGTACTCAAAGACAAGCAGCTCATTGCTGGCGAACATATCCCCATTGTTCCGGTATTCGGCGAGTGGGGCTTCGTTGAAGATAAAGAAGTGTATGAGGGGGTCGTCCGCCTGACAAAAGACGGTCAGCGTCTGCGCAACATGATTATGTCGTTCAACGCCGACATCGTGGCCCGTACTCCGAAGAAGAAGCCGTTCTTCTGGCCTGAACAGATTGCAGGCTTTGAGCATATGTATGACGGTAACGACGATTACCCGTATTACCTGCTCAATCGCACGGATGAGAACAACGGAGAAATGCCAACTCAGCCGCTGGCATATTACGAAAACCCTGAGGTACCGCAAGCCAACGCCTACATGCTGGAAGCAGCCACCGCAGCAGTGAAAGAGGTAGCGACGCTCGGCGTTGATGCAGAAGCAGTAAACGGTGGACAGGTAGCCTACGACACTGTTAACCAGCTAAACATGCGCGCTGACCTTGAGACATACGTGTTTCAGGATAATCTGGCTACCGCTATGCGTCGTGACGGTGAGATTTACCAGTCGATAGTTAATGACATCTACGATGTTCCTCGCAACGTGGTAATCACCCTTGAGGATGGCAGCGAAAAAGAGGTTCAGCTAATGGCTGAGGTTGTTGACCTTGCCACTGGTGAACGGCAGGTACTGAACGATATCAGGGGGCGCTATGAGTGCTACACGGATGTTGGGCCATCATTCCAGTCCATGAAGCAGCAAAACCGCGCAGAAATTCTTGAGTTGCTCGGCAAGACGCCGCAGGGAACACCAGAATATCAACTGTTGTTACTCCAGTACTTCACCCTGCTTGATGGCAAAGGCGTTGAGATGATGCGCGATTATGCCAATAAGCAGCTTATTCAGATGGGTGTTAAGAAGCCAGAAACGCCTGAAGAGCAGCAATGGTTAGTAGAGGCGCAACAAGCCAAACAAGGTCAACAAGACCCGGCAATGGTTCAGGCTCAGGGCGTACTCCTGCAGGGGCAGGCTGAACTGGCTAAAGCTCAGAACCAGACACTGTCCCTGCAAATCGATGCAGCTAAAGTCGAAGCGCAGAACCAGCTTAACGCTGCCAGAATTGCAGAAATCTTCAACAACATGGACCTAAGTAAACAATCTGAGTTTAGGGAGTTCCTTAAAACTGTTGCTTCATTCCAGCAGGACCGCAGCGAAGACGCTCGCGCAAATGCTGAGTTACTCCTTAAAGGCGATGAACAGACGCACAAGCAGCGAATGGACATTGCCAACATCCTGCAATCGCAGAGACAAAATCAACCTTCCGGCAGTGTAGCCGAGACACCTCAATAAGAGAGAGTTAATCATGGAACCAACCACCGAAATTCAGGCAACTGAAGACTTAACCCTGTCCGGCGATCATGCAGCGGCATCTGCTGATAGCTTAGTTGTCGATAATGCCAACGACAACGCAGGTCAGGAAGAGGGATTTGAGATTGTCCTGAAGGACGATGAGACAGCACCAAAACAAGACCCGGCAAAGAACGCAGAATTCGCCCGCCGCCGCATCGAGCGCAAACGACAGCGCGAGCTTGAGCAGCAGATGGAGGCAGTTAAACGCGGAGAATTGCCGGAGAGTTTACGGGTAAACCCTGACCTTCCTCCTCAGCCGGACATTAACGCCTATCTGTCAGAAGAAGGCCTGGCTAAATATGACTACGACAACAGCCGTGCGCTTGCCGCTTTCAATGCTGCTAATACCGAATGGCTAATGAAAGCGCAGGACGCCCGCAGCAATGCCGTAGCAGAACAGGGCCGCAAGACTCAGGAGTTTACCCAGCAATCAGCGCAATACGTCGAAGCTGCCCGCAAACACTATGACGCGGCGGAAAAGCTCAACATCCCTGACTATCAGGAGAAAGAAGACGCTTTTATGCAACTGGTTCCGCCTGCGGTTGGGGCCGACATTATGCGCCTGTTTCCGGAGAAGTCCGCCGCGCTCATGTATCACCTGGGTGCAAACCCGGAGAAAGCCCGCCAGTTACTGGCGATGGATGGGCAGTCCGCGCTGATTGAACTCACTCGACTATCCGAACGCTTAACTCTCAAGCCTCGCGGTAAACAAATCTCTTCCGCTCCCCCTGCTGACCAGCCGATTACCGGTGATGTCAGCGCAGCAAATAAAGATGCCATTCGTAAACAGATGGATGCAGCTGCGAGCAAGGGAGATGTGGAAACCTACCGCAAGCTAAAGGCAAAACTTAAAGGAATCCGATAATGGCTTTGAACGAAGGTCAAATTGTTACACTGGCGGTGGATGAGATTATTGAAACCATCTCCGCAATCACTCCAATGGCGCAGAAAGCCAAGAAATACACCCCGCCTGCTGCTTCCATGCAGCGCTCCAGCAATACCATCTGGATGCCTGTAGAGCAGGAGTCCCCCACTCAGGAGGGTTGGGATTTAACTGATAAAGCGACAGGGTTACTGGAGCTTAACGTCGCGGTAAACATGGGAGAGCCGGATAACGACTTCTTCCAGTTACGCGCAGATGACTTGCGAGACGAGACTGCGTATCGTCACCGAATTCAGTCAGCAGCTCGCAAACTGGCTAACAACGTTGAGCTGAAAGTCGCAAACATGGCCGCCGAGATGGGGTCATTGGTTATCACTTCGCCGGATGCAATCGGCACCAATACCGCAGACGCATGGAACTTTGTGGCCGATGCAGAAGAACTGATGTTCTCCCGCGAACTTAACCGCGACATGGGCACATCGTACTTCTTCAACCCGCAGGACTACAAAAAGGCGGGTTATGACCTGACCAAGCGTGATATCTTCGGGCGCATCCCTGAAGAAGCATACCGCGATGGCACCATTCAGCGTCAGGTTGCTGGCTTCGATGATGTCCTGCGCTCTCCGAAACTTCCTGTGCTGACCAAATCTACTGCAACTGGCATCACTGTATCCGGTGCGCAGTCCTTCAAGCCTGTCGCATGGCAACTGGATAACGATGGCAACAAAGTTAACGTTGATAACCGTTTTGCTACCGTCACCCTGTCTGCAACTACCGGCCTGAAACGAGGCGACAAAATTTCGTTTACTGGCGTGAAGTTCCTTGGTCAGATGGCTAAGAACGTACTGGCGCAGGACGCGACTTTCTCCGTAGTTCGCGTTGTTGATGGTACTCACGTTGAAATAACGCCGAAGCCTGTAGCACTGGATGATGTTTCTCTTTCTCCTGAGCAACGCGCCTACGCCAACGTTAACACCTCACTGGCTGATGCAATGGCGGTGAACATCCTGAACGTTAAGGATGCCCGTACTAACGTGTTCTGGGCTGATGACGCCATCCGTATTGTGTCTCAGCCGATTCCTGCTAACCACGAATTGTTTGCAGGTATGAAAACTACCTCATTCAGCATCCCGGATGTCGGCCTTAACGGTATCTTCGCTACGCAGGGTGATATTTCCACCCTGTCCGGCCTGTGCCGTATTGCGCTGTGGTACGGCGTAAACGCGACACGACCGGAAGCAATCGGTGTTGGTCTGCCTGGTCAGACTGCGTAACTAACAGGGGCTTCGGCCCCTTTCTTATTTGAGGTGACATATGGGCGTAATGCTATATAAGCAGGGTCGTGGAACGAAGGTATGGGGCAAGGAAGTTCAGGCTAAAGTTGTCGACGACAGCGATGTAGAAGATCACCTTGACGATGGTTGGGTTAAGCACCCAAATGAGGTGCCGGAGACTAATGACGAACCAATCGGCGAGTCAGGAGTGGCCAAGAAAGACATGGGTGAAGTATCTGATGGATACCACACCTTTAACGAACTATATGCACATCGAGTGCGCCTGTTTTCAACACTAATGAATGCCTTCCCAGAAAGCGCATGGTGGAGCTTCCAGCATCATGACGGCGAGCAATGGGATGGATGGGTGTTAGCTGGCATCGACACCCCAAAAGGCGCGGTAACATACCACCTCCCAGAGAGTGAAATTGAACATCTGCCTAAAGGCACAGAAATTGAGTTTGGCAAGGAATGGGACGGGCACACGGCAGATGATGTGTTGAATCGTCTGCTAAGCCTGCGACCGAAAGAACCGGCAACCAAAGAACGCAAAAAGCCAGGACCAAAGCCTAAGGCGGAAAGCGATGCAGATAAAGACTAAAGGCGATCTGGCCAGGGCGGCGCTGCGTAAGCTTGGTGTAGCATCAGATGCAACTCTCACTGATATCGAACCTCAGTCTATGCAGGATGCTGTTGACGACCTTGAAGCGATGATGGCTGAGTGGTATCAGGACGGAAAGGGAATCATCACCGGATATATATTCTCAGATGATGATAATCCTCCCGCTGAAGGTGATGATCACGGTCTTCGCTCAAGCGCAGTCAGCGCAGTATTCCACAATCTGGCCTGCAGAATTGCTCCGGATTATGCGCTTGAGGCTACCGCCAAAATTATCGCAACCGCTAAATATGGGAAGGAACTTCTCTATAAGCAGACCGCCATCGCCAGAGCAAAAAGAGCTCCTTACCCGTCACGCATGCCAACAGGCAGCGGTAATAGTTTCGCCAATCTGAACGAATGGCATTATTTCCCCGGAGAGCAGAATGCCGATTCAACAACTCCCCATGATGAAGGGAATGGGTAAAGACTTCAAGAATGCCGACTACATTGATTACCTACCAATCAATATGTTGGCCACACCGAAAGAAGTCCTCAACTCATCGGGTTATTTACGCTCATTCCCCGGCATAGCGAAGCGCAACGATGTAAATGGTATATCGCGTGGTGTTGAATACAACACCGCTCAGAACGCTGTATATCGCGTTTTAGGCAGTAAGCTCTACAAAGGGGAAACCGTAGTAGGTGATGTAGCCGGAAGCGGTCGCGTATCAATGGCACATGGTCGCACATCACAGGCGGTAGGCGTTAATGGTCAACTGGTCGAGTATCGCTATGATGGCACGGTTAAAACCGTCTCAAACTGGACTGCAGACAGCGGATTCACGCAGTATGAGTTAGGCTCAGTCCGTGACATTACGCGCTTACGTGGGCGTTATGCGTGGTCAAAAGACGGCACTGATTCATGGTTTATCACTGACCTCGAAGATGAGTCGCATCCTGACCGCTACAGTGCAGAATATCGCGCAGAATCGCAGCCAGACGGCATCATTGGCATCGGAACGTGGCGAGACTTTATCGTTTGCTTTGGTTCATCGACGATAGAGTATTTCTCCCTGACAGGCGCAACCACCGTTGGCGCTGCGTTGTATGTCGCGCAGCCATCGTTAATGGTACAGAAGGGCATTGCCGGAACATACTGTAAAACGCCATTCGCTGATTCATATGCATTCATCAGTCACCCAGCTACTGGCGCACCTTCCGTCTACATCATCGGGTCAGGGCAGGCTTCACCAATTGCGACGGCCAGTATTGAGAAAATTATCCGCTCATACACGGCTGATGAACTGGCAACCGGGGTGATGGAGGCGTTGAGGCTCGATTCGCATGAACTGCTGATTATCCATCTCCCGCGTCATGTGCTGGTTTACGATGCCTCATCAAGCCAGAACGGGCCGCAATGGTGCGTACTGAAAACCGGTTTATACGACGATGTTTATCGCGCCATCGATTTCATGTACGAAGGCAACCAGATTACGTGTGGCGACAAGTCAGAAGCGGTGACAGGGCAGTTGCAATTCGACATTAGTAGTCAGTACGACAAGCAGCAAGAACATCTGCTGTTTACTCCCATCTTCAAGGCTGATAACGCCAGATGCTTCGATCTGGAAGTTGAATCCTCGACAGGCGTTGCGCAGTACGCTGACCGCCTGTTCCTGTCTGCAACCACAGACGGAATCAATTACGGCCGCGAACAGATGATTGAGCAGAATGAGCCGTTTGTGTACGACAAGAGAGTTTTATGGAAGCGTGTAGGTCGTATTCGTCGATTAATCGGATTCAAACTGCGGGTAATCACCAAATCACCAGTAACACTATCCGGGTGTCAAATTCGTCTGGAGTAACATATGGCAGACCCGTCACTTAATAAGCCTGTCGTGGTTCAGGCTACACGCATTGATGCATCTATTCTCCCTCGCAACATATTCAGTCAGTCTTACCTTCTGTATGTCATAAATCAGGGTACTGATGTTGGCTCCATTGCAGAAAAGGCAAATCAGGCAGGAGGCGGTGCTTATGATGCGCAGGTCAGAAATGATGAGCAGGATTTAATTCTTGATGAGCACGAAAAAAGAATTGCAAAAACAGAAGAGGATATTTCAGGAATAAAAGTAAAGCTTCTTGAAATAGAGAATGATGTTAATGGCCTGAAAATAAAAGTTCAGGATATCGAGGGTAAGGTATCAGAGATAATCGTTGATTATGTTTCACTCAGCAGAACAGGAACTCAAACTCTTTCCTCATCCCTTAGCGTATCAGGAAATTATTCTGTTAACGGTACAAAAGTTGTTGGCGCTCGCCAGACTGGATGGACCGCGGCAACAGGTACGGCGAATAAAGGCGTATTCAATGCTGACCTGACATTCACCGTTAGCGATACTTACACGCAATCTGAAATACAGGCTATAGCCAATGCTCTAATTGCTGAGCGTCGGCGCACTAAGGCTTTGGAAGACACCTTGCGTGCACATGGGTTGATTGATTAATGATTACATTTACTCCAACACGCAACATCGACCTGATAGAAACTGTCGGCAACCATCCTGACATTATTGCCGGGAGCAACAACGGTGACGGATACGACTACAAGCCTGAGTGCCGCTATTTCGAAGTGAACGTACATGGTCAGTTCGGTGGCATCGTGTATTACAACGAGATTCAGCCGCTGACCTTTGACTGCCACGCCATGTATCTGCCTGAGATTAGAGGATTCAGTAAGGAAATCGGGCTGACGTTCTGGCGATACATTCTCGCCAACACCACCGTTCAGTGCGTTACATCATTTGCTGCACGCAAATTTCGCCACGGTCAAATGTACTGCGCAATGATTGGCCTTAAGCGTGTAGGAACCATCAAGAAATACTTCAAAGGCGTGGATGACGTGACGTTTTACAGCGCCACACGCGAAGAACTAATCGACTTCCTGAATCACGGGAGATAAACATGTTATATGCATTTACGCTGGGCAGGAAACTGCGCGGTGAGGAACCTCTTTCCCCTGGGAAAGGCGGAAAAGGTGGCGCAGATAAAAGCGCAAAGTATGCAGCAGAAGCGCAAAAGTATGCCGCAGACCTGCAAAACCAGCAGTTCAACACCATCATGAACAACCTGAAGCCGTTTACTCCTCTGGCAGATAAGTATATCGGCAGTCTTGAAGGTTTATCGTCTCTCGAAGGTCAGGGGCAGGCGCTTAATAATTACTATAACTCCCAACAATACCAGGACCTTGCAGGGCAGGCTCGCTATCAGAATCTGGCAGCGGCAGAAGCAACAGGTGGCCTGGGTTCTACAGCGACCAGTAACCAGCTTGCAGCAATCGCCCCAACACTTGGTCAGCAATGGCTGTCAGGTCAGATGAATAACTATCAGAACCTGGCAAATATTGGTCTTGGTGCGCTTCAGGGGCAGGCAAACGCCGGACAGACATATGCCAACAATATGAGCCAGATTTCACAGCAAAGCGCGGCTCTTGCAGCGGCAAATGCCAACAGGCCATCAGCTATGCAATCTGCTGTTGGTGGTGCTGCCTCCGGTGCATTGTTAGGTGGTGGAATAGCCAATGCTTTGTCAATGTCAACCCCATGGGGAGCGGCTATCGGTGGTGGTATTGGTCTGCTTGGTTCTTTGTTTTAAGGGGTAATCAATGGCTACGTGGCAACAGGGTATTAATTCTGGTGGTTTTCTGGCTGGCATTGGCGCGCAAAATGAAAATGCACCAAAGGCAAGCGACATTAACGCAACGCTTGGCCTGATTCGCGAAAACAATGATTTGGCTCGCTCAGGCGCTAATAATGTGGCTTTAACAGGGCTGCGTGGTATGGCTGGCGTTGCTGATATTTATAAGCAGGAACAGCAACAGAAAGCGCTAAACGCATTCAACCAGGTTCATGCCAACGCATGGGCTACTGGCGACCCGTCTGGCCTGTTTAAGTTTGCTCAGGAAAACCCGGCGTTTGTTGCGCAGGCACAGCAGGCGTTTTCCGGTCTTAATGAGCAGCAGCGTAACGATATGGGCGATTTGGCTATGAAGGCTAACGTCGCTCTTTCTCAGGGGCCGGAATCCTACAGTAAATTCATTACTGATAACAAGGACAGGTTAAACCGTGTTGGCGCTAATCCAGACTGGATGATACAGACTGGAGTACAGAATCCAGAACAGCTATCACACATGTTGACTACGATGTCTCTCGGTGCGCTTGGGCCAGAAAAGGCGTTTGCTGTTCAGGATAAGATGGTTGGCCGTGAGATTGACCGAGGCAGGCTGGCTGAAACAATCCGCAGCAATCAGGCTGGAGAAGCTCTTCAGCAACGCGGGCAAGATATCACCGTTCGCGGGCAAAACATCAGCGCTAAGAACGCGGAGCTATCGCGTGAAATTCAGCGGGCCGAATTACAGGATAAGGTTCTCGATCGTCAAATTGCCAGAGAGACTAACCAGATAAAACTTGATGAGCTTAAGCAGAAGCAAGCTGATGTTCGTCAGAAGGCTGAAATAGCTCGCGCTGACAGACAGGCCGCCGCTCAGGGAGCTGTTGATACGTTCAGCACTGCGCTTGATTCTCTCAACGAGATAGAGCAAAGCCCCGGTCTTTCAAAAGCAGTAGGCATTCGCTCAGCGTTTCCGACAGTTCCTGGCTCTGATGCGGCTAACTTTGAAGCAAGACTCGACACCTTTAAAGCTCAAACTTTCCTTCCTATGGTGCAGTCACTGAAGGGGATGGGCGCTCTTTCAGATGCTGAGGGTAAAAAATTATCCGATGCGGTTGGTGCCCTAAGCCCCAAAATGAGTGAAAAGGCTTTTCGTGAATCTATCGGAAAGATTAGAAATCAGCTTGAAAGCAAGTTGAGCACTGTTAAAAAACAGTTTGATTATCAGGAGCCGGTGCAGAATATGCCAGGGAAACAATCTCCTGCTGGAAGTAACTTTTCTTCACTATGGGGTGATTAATGGCTAATGCATGGAAAGACGTTATTGCCTCTCAGCAATATCAGGCATTGGAACCAGAACAGAAGGCACAGGCTCAGGAGCAATACTTCAATGAAGTGGTTGCACCTCAGGCAGGCGATCAGGCTGAGCAGGCTAAACAGGCTTTCTATGCTGCGTATCCGGTGCCGACAACTCAGCAACAATCATCACAGCAGGAAGAACCACAGCAGCCTGAGCAATCCCTGATGCAACGGGCTGGTGACTTCCTCACTGGCGGCCAGTCAGCAGGACAGATTGCAGAGCAGGCTGGGCGTGGGATCGTAAATATCCCGTTTGATGTATTGCAGGGCGGCGCCAGCCTGATTAATGCTATCAGCCAGGGTTTAGGCGGCCCGAAAGTGCTGGATGACGTATATCGCCCAGTTGATCGCCCAACAGACCCTTACGCACAGGCGGGCGAAACAATTGGTGGATATCTTGTTCCCGGCGCTGGCGTGGCGGGGAATATGGCTATCGGTTCAGTCGCTGAGGCCGCTAATCAGCAAGGTGATTTTGCTGGTAACGTTGCAAAGAACGCCGCCATCAACCTTGGCGCTCAGGGAGCTTTATCTGCTGTAGCAAAAGGGATTGGGCGGGGCATAACTGCGGTAAAAGGAACGATTGCGCCAGAAGCAAAGCAACTAATCAATACCGCAGAAAGCATGGGTATAACCCCCATGACATCGGATATTGCACGCCCGGTTAACGAAATGGGAGCCCTTGGAAAGGGGTTGGTTCAGGGTGGTGAAGGGGCAATCCTTGGCACTGGCAGCAAGAGAGCAGAGCAATACGCTACCCGCAGCAAACTGGTAAGTAATTATCTGGACCGCTTTGGAGAATACAATCCTGATGATGTTGTGCAGTCCCTAACCAGAACGCTGAAAGGAAGAAAGGATGCAGCCGGGGCGGTTATCAACGATGTTACAAACAAGATGGGAAACGCAGCGATTGATACCTCTAACACGATGAATGCGCTGAATACAGCAATTGCAAGACAAGAAAGGCTCGGTTCTTCAGCGAATAAGAACCTCTTGTCTTCTTTGCGCAGCCTTCGTGATGAAATCATCAACCCGGCAACCGATCTGGATATGACATTTGACCTTCTGCGTCAGCACAGAACGGCGTTTCGCTCTAACGTTCAGGGTGACTCGATGGTATTCCCTAATCAGGCCAAGGCAGCCACTATCATGGTGGAGAACGCAATGAGTCGTGATTTGCGAAACGCCGTTGGGAAAAGCCTTGGCGCGTCGGACGCGGCAGCATATCTGAAAGCCAATTCAGATTATGCAAATGTCTATAACAAGGTTCTGAACAAGAACATCGCAAACAAACTCAACAAGGCCAGCAATGAAGCTACTCCTGAGCTAATTAATAGCGTCGTATACAGCAGGAAACCTTCAGACGTGAAACGCATATGGAGCGCCCTGGATGGCAAAGGCAAGGATGCGATGCGAGCTGCATACATCAGCAAGATTGCTGAAAAAACTGGCGATTCTCCAGCTAAGTTCATAACCGAAGTAAACAAATTAAAAGCGCAATCAGGAGGTGAGATTTACAACACCATTTTCAGCAGCCGCCACATGAAGGAACTTGATGCGCTTCATGATGTGCTGAGACAAACAGCCAGGTCCGACTCGGCAAATGTTGTCACACAGACAGGGCAGGCGCTGGCAAATCCGGTAAGGTTAGGCGCGGCAATACCTACTTTAGGGAAGTCACTCGCAGCAGAAGTCGGGTATGGCCTGGCAATGAGGGTGTATGAGAGCAAGCCAGTAAGAAATATGCTACTCAGGCTGGCTAACACCAAGCCGGGTACGCCTGCATATGAGCGAGCACTGAATCAGGCTGCTACGGCTGTAAGGCCGCTACTGGCTAACCAGGCAACACAGCAGTGATTAAACGCCATGGATGGCTATTTAATTCTCTTTTCAATAGCTGCAATTATTCCTTTTCCTGATGTTTCAGGAGATTTTGTAGCCATATAAGACGAAAAAATCATGTCCGTCATTCTTTCATAACTTACTATTTCCCACTTAGCCAGTGCATTGGACAGTTTGTAGTTGTCATCAGTTAGTGTCCTTATGGAATTTTTTAAGTGTGTATTCTCTTCCGTTAATCGCTCAATTTTTGCATCAATTTCATATTGGTGATCTAATGCTTTAACCTTTTTCTTGAGGGCAACTAACTCTGCATAGAGTGCGCAACAGGCTATGCCAAGAACGAATACTATTATTTCTAACACGCCAACCTCCTTAGTTTTGTGCAGGATACCATGAAAAAAGTTAACATTGGAAACGTACCAAAGATGCTCGTTCCGCTCTTTGAGAGCGGTACAATTGTGTTTTGTAGAGACTTTCCAGAATGGCAACGCCTGCATCAAAAACTTGGTGTGGACGTGCAGGACTCGGATGCCAACGGAGCGTCTCATACAATGAGCAGCGAGAATGGTGTTTTGCATGTGATAGGCGTGTTCAATGGCAAACTATCTACTATTGCCCATGAGTGCGCTCACATGGCATTCGATATCTGCTCAAGGGTCGGTGTTGATGTTGAATCAGGAAGAGCCAACGAGACTTACTGCTACTTAATGAGCAGGCTTGTTGAGTTCTGCGAGCGACATATCAAAAAGCCGGAGTGACCCGGCTTGATTATTACTTTTTGCTGTCTGGAGTTCGCTTATCTAATACCCAGCCATGACCTGGCTTTGTTGTTGGTGGAAGCCTTTCGTTGTCCTTGACGGTGGCAAAATTGTCTTTCTTACCGCCGCGCGGGCCAACTTCTTGGTATATTCCGCCGTTTTTTCCTGTGTTTTCACCTGGTTTTTTCGCCATGATATACCTCAACATACACCCGTTATTGGGCGATTAAATATTGATCTCATTTTATAAGTAGTCAATATGGCCCAGGTAAATGCAAAAATTAACCCACCGTCAGGTGGGTTTTTTGTACAAACTCTTCAGCGTATCAAACACCATCTTCTTAACAAGTTCGGACTGCTCATCAGCAATGCGCTCTGCTTCGTCGCGATAACCTGATACTGGAGATGGTTTAGATATAGCTTCGGTAACTATCTGCACTAATTCAGCATTCAGTGAGCGGCCATTCGATTTAGCTCGCTGTTTCAGCTTTTCCTTTAATTCGTAAGGTAGCCGCAGATTAAATTGCGGGTCATCTCTTCCCATTTCTGATGCCTCACTTTTGTAAGTGGATCGGCATCATATGATCTACTGGTTGTATCCACAATAAGACCACCGTGGTCTTAATGACGCATTGCCGTAGCCACGCTGCGGCGATTCCTTGCATCTGGAGCACATTAAATGACAGATATCACTGCAAACGTAGTTGTTTCTAACCCTCGTCCCATCTTCACTGAATCCCGTTCGTTTAAAGCTGTTGCTAATGGGAAAATTTACATTGGTCAGATTGATACCGATCCGGTTAATCCTGCCAATCAGATACCCGTATACATTGAAAATGAGGATGGCTCTCACGTCCAGATTGCTCAGCCGCTAATTATCAACGCAGCCGGTAAAATCGTATACAACGGCCAACTGGTGAAAATTGTCACCGTTCAGGGTCATAGCATGGCTATCTATGATGCCAATGGTTCTCAGGTTGACTATATTGCTAACGTATTGAAGTACGATCCAGATCAATATTCAATAGAAGCTGATAAAAAATTTAAGTATTCAGTAAAATTATCAGAGTATCCAACATTGCAGGATGCAGCATCTGCTGCGGTTGATGGCCTTCTTATCGATGTTGATTATCATTTTTATAATGGAGAGAAAGTTGATTTTGGTGGTAAGGTTCTGACTATAGAATGTAAAGCTAAGTTTATAGGAGATGGAAATCTTATTTTTACGAAATTAGGCAAAGGTTCCCGCATTGCCGGGGTTTTTATGGAAAGCACTACAACACCATGGGTTATCAAGCCTTGGACGGATGACAATCAGTGGCTAACGGATGCCGCAGCGGTCGTTGCCACTTTAAAACAATCGAAAACCGATGGGTATCAGCCAACCGTAAGCGATTACGTTAAATTCCCAGGAATAGAAACGTTACTCCCACCTAATGCAAAAGGGCAAAACATAACGTCTACGTTAGAAATTAGAGAATGTATAGGGGTCGAAGTTCATCGGGCTAGCGGTCTAATGGCTGGTTTTTTGTTTAGAGGGTGTCACTTCTGCAAGATGGTAGACGCCAATAATCCAAGCGGAGGTAAAGATGGCATTATAACCTTCGAAAACCTTAGCGGCGATTGGGGTAAGGGTAACTATGTCATTGGCGGACGAACCAGCTATGGATCAGTAAGTAGCGCCCAATTTTTACGTAATAATGGTGGCTTTGAACGTGATGGTGGAGTTATTGGGTTTACTTCATATCGCGCTGGGGAGAGTGGTGTTAAAACTTGGCAAGGTACTGTGGGCTCGACAACCTCTCGCAACTATAATCTGCAATTCCGCGACTCGGTCGTTATTTACCCCGTATGGGACGGATTCGATTTAGGTGCTGACACTGACATGAATCCGGAGTTGGACAGGCCTGGGGACTACCCTATAACCCAATACCCACTGCATCAGTTACCCCTAAATCACCTGATTGATAATCTTCTGGTTCGCGGGGCGTTAGGTGTAGGTTTTGGTATGGATGGTAAGGGCATGTATGTGTCTAATATTACCGTAGAAGATTGCGCTGGCTCTGGCGCGTACCTACTCACCCATGAATCAGTATTTACCAATATAGCCATAATTGACACCAATACTAAGGATTTCCAGGCTAATCAGATTTATATATCTGGGGCTTGCCGTGTGAACGGTTTACGTTTAATTGGGATCCGCTCAACCGATGGGCAGGGTCTAACCATAGACGCCCCTAACTCTACCGTAAGCGGTATCACCGGGATGGTAGACCCCTCTAGAATTAATGTTGCTAATTTGGCAGAAGAAGGGTTAGGTAATATCCGCGCTAATAGTTTCGGCTATGATAGCGCAGCGATTAAACTGCGGATTCATAAGTTATCAAAGACCTTAGATAGCGGAGCATTGTACTCCCACATTAACGGGGGGCCCGGTTCTGGCTCAGCGTGGACTCAACTTACTGCTATTTCAGGTAACACACCTGACGCTGTATCATTAAAAGTTAACCACAAAGATTGCAGGGGGGCAGAGATACCATTTGTCCCTGACATCGCGTCAGATGATTTTATAAAGGATTCCTCATGTTTTTTGCCATATTGGGAAAATAATTCTACTTCTTTAAAGGCTTTAGTAAAAAAACCCAATGGAGAATTAGTTAGATTAACCTTAGCAACACTTTAGATATGTAATAAAAATGGGTGTAAACACCCATTTTTATTTTA